CGGTGTCCCACTTGGTTGCCATTGGGATGATCCTTTCTAGGTTGGTCGCTTACGTCAGTGACTATAGCGGACTCAGGTGGTCTCGACAAAGTCGGCGAGGATGGCGACGGCGTGCCCGTCCAGCGTCCAGCTCGTGTCGGGTGATCTGGTGGAGTGCTGAGACTCGACCCATTTGCGCCCACGGGGTGGAGTTGGAGTCCTCCAGCGTTTTGAGCCATATCGCGGCCTCTCGGGTGGGGAACCGGGGCGCTTCTGTCATTGCCTCGTGACCTTCCCGGAGTGGTGTGTCAGTGGTGTGGGTGTGGTGTGGCAGTTGTGTGCGCGGCCAACTTGGGGGCTCCGCTGGGGGGTCCCTGCCCTCTCGGAGCGGGACCCCCCAGCGCAAGCGGTCAGGACTGCTCGCGCGCGAGCTGCTGAAGCTCGAACCCTTCGAGGTCGTCGAGGTCGTCATCGCGCCATGCGCGGTTGCCCTGCCAGTCATCCCGCAGGCGTTGGCCGAAGGCGTTGTACCAGGCGCCGCAGGTGCAGGAGATGTCCCCCTGGCCCCGCCAGCGCTCGATCTGGCGCCCGCAGGCCTCGCACGGCTTCGCCCACGTGGGCTGTTGGTCAGTGCTCATTGGTTCGGGTCCCCTTCCGTGGGGTTGGTCTGGTCTCTCGGGTGGGGCTGGTCAGACCCCGGTTGGCTTGCTTGCGTGGTGGTCACCGCTGCCACGTCTCCTTGAAGCTCTCGCGGGGGCTGGTCGGGAACCCGTTGGTCAGGTCGATGCCGGCCAGGAGGCCGCGGGTGGCGTAGTAGGGGTTGTCCAGGTACGGCTCGCACCCGTTGGGCCACCAGTAGGAGCCGCGGACGGCGACGGTCTCGGCCCATGCCTCGGTCTCGGGTGAGTAGTGACGGCTCGCGTTGACTCCGTGGCATGACCACTTGTGTTCGATGAGCGAGCCGTCGGGGGCGGCGTAGAGGCTGGCCGGGATCTGGTGGGTGGAGTCGTCCATCCCGTCAAAGTAGGAGGAGCGGAAGCCGTTGGTCAGGGCGTTGACCTCGGCGGTGAGCGGGCCGTCGGTCCAGCTCAGGCTCATCCAGCCGTAGCCGGTGCCGCGGCTCATGGTCAGCGAGAACTTGACTCCGGGCCAGCGGGCCCGGAGGGCTTTGCGGATTGCGGCGGCGGTCTCCTTGACGGAGTAGTCGATGACTGTGTGTGTGAGCTGGGTGTCGGTCATGGTCTTAACCTCTCGTGTGGGTTGGTCTCTTACGTTATCGACTTTAGTGGACTGCCTGCACGTTCTCAACTCGAACCGGAGGAATATTCCTGTGGCACAAGAAGATTCGCTCTGGCGCAACCTGGCACGCCTCATCGGGGCCGAGGTTGACCGCTCGAACGGCTCCACCTGGCCATCCCCGGGCGCCCTCGCCGTCGACCTCGACTCGCGCACCATCCAGACGCCGGCCTTGGACCTCATCGACGCCGAGCTCGTCCGACTCCTCGACACCCCTGACGGGCGGCTCATCATCCAGATGCCCCCACAGGAAGGGAAGAGTCAGCGCGCCTCCCGCCGGTTCCCGCTATGGGCGCTCGAGCAGAGCCCCGACCTGCGCATCGCCATCGCGTCCTACGAGCACGGCGTCGCCCGCCGCTGGGGGCGCGCCATCCGGGATGACATACTCCAAAACGCTGATGTGCTACGTTTGCGGGTGAGGGCAGACTTGTCTGCTCAATCCGAGTGGCAGCTCGAAGGACGTGACGGCGGGGTCTACTCCACCGGCGTCGGGGGCGCCCTCACCGGCCGCCCCGTCGACCTGCTCATCATCGACGACCCGATCAAGGACCGCCTGCAGGCGGACTCCCGCACCTACCGGGACCGGATCTGGGACTGGTGGACCGACGTCGCCTCCACCCGTCTCGCCCCCGGTGCCCCCGTCGTGCTCATCCTCACCCGGTGGCACCACGACGACCTCGCCGGCCGCCTCCTCGGCGCCGAGGACGGGCACCTCTGGCGGGTGCTGAACGTGCCAGCCCAGGCCGACCACCGCCCCGAGAAGGGCGAGAGTGACCCGCTGGGCCGCGAGCCCGAGCAGTTCATGACCAGCGCCCGCGGCCGCACCCGCGAGCAGTGGGATGCGATCAAGCGCCGCTCCGGCTCAAGGACGTGGGCCTCGCTCTACCAGGGCCGCCCAACCCCCGACTCCGGCAACCTCTACCCGGCCGACGGCTGGGCCCGCTACACCCAGCCGCTCTGGGTGGTGCGCGACGACGGTGCCCGCATCGTCCCCGAGGCTGGCCGCGACGGCACCGTCGAGCTCGTCCAGTCCTGGGACTTCACCTTCAAGGACACCAAGGGCTCCGACTTCGTCGTCGGGCAGGTGTGGATGCGGCGAGGACCCAAGGCCTACCTGCTCGACCAAGTCCGCCGCCGAGCCGGCTTCGCCGAGTCCTGCCAGATGATGCTCGACATGACCGCCCGCTGGCCGCAGGCGATCGCCAAGCTCGTCGAAGACAAAGCCAACGGGCCCGCGATCCTCAACGCCCTACGCTCCAAGGTCGGCGGACTGATCCCGGTCGAGCCCGAGGGATCCAAGTACGCCCGAGCCTCCGCCGTCTCTCCCTTCGTCGAAGCCCACGACGTCGTCCTGCCTGACCCGGTTGCCATCGAGGGCGCCGCATGGGTCAGCGACTTCACCGACGAGGCCCGCGACTTCCCGAACGCCACCCACGACGACACCGTCGACGCTTTCAGTCAAGCCGTGCACCGCCTCCTGCTGGTGCCGATCCTGACCGGCCAGACCTTCGACGAGACCGACCTGCTCGACGAGGACGACCTGGGCCTCGGCTGGGTCGACGCCGTCGGCTACTGACCACCCCACCACGACACCGACGGAGGCGACGTGACCATCACCCTCACCGACGCCGACGCGGCCGCGATCGACCTGCACATCGAGACCCTCGAAGAGGCACTCTTCGACGCCCGGCACCTCCTCGCCGGCGAGGACGTGGGCTGGACCCTCATCGGAGACAACCTCTCCGAGACCGGCGGACTGCCGCGCGAGTACGTCAAGTCTCGGGTCGTCCAGTGCCGCGTCCATGCCCTCCTCGACCCGCTGATCCGGCGCGGCGTCCTGCTGCACGTCGGCTACGTCTGGGGCGGAGGCGCCCAGATCGCGGTGAAGAATCCCAAGGGCGGGCAGGACGTCAACGGCATCGTCCAGGCCTTCCTCGACGACCCGTCCAACCTCGCATCCTTCACCTCGGCCAGTGCCCGCGAGGAGTCGGAGCGGTCGCTGCAGACCGACGGCGAACTCTTCCACGCCCTCATCACGTCCCCACTCACGGGCCGCGTGCAGGTGCGCGCCATCCCCGCGCTGCAGGTGACCGACATCATCACCAACCCCGAGGACGCCGACGAGGTCTGGTTCTTCAAGCGCGTCCACACCGCCAAGGTGCTGCGCGCCCAAGGCATCGACACCGTCACGGCCACCGAGCAGCGGACCACCTACTATCCGCACATCTGGCACCGGCCAGCCACTCGGGCCCGCACGATCAACGGCCACGAGGTCCGCTGGGACGCCCCGGTCATCCACACCAAGGTCAACGCCTCCGGCGGCCGCGGCACGCCCGACGTGCTCGCCGCCCTTCCGTGGTCCGTGGGCTACAAGGAGCTGCTGGGCGACTGGACCCGCCTCGTCAAGGCCCTCTCCCGCTTCGCCTTCCAGACCACCGCCAAGACCAAGGCCGGCGCCGCATCCACCCGAGCAGCGATCACCACCGGCGCCGTCGGCTCCAACGGTCAGGTCGGGCAGACCGCGATCACCCCCGAAGGCCAGCGCCTCGAGGCGATCGGCAAGTCCGGCGCCACGATCGACCTCAACGCTGGCCGCCCCATCGCCGCCATGGTGGCCGCCGCCCTCGGCTTCCCCGTCACGATGCTGCTCGCCGACCCCGGCGTCACCGGCGCCCGAGCCACCGCCGAGACCCTTGACACGCCCCTGCGCAACACCATCAATGCCCGCCGCCGACTGCACTCCGACCTGCACGGTCAGGTCCTCGAGTACGTCATCCGCGAGGCCGTCCGCGCACCCCAGGGCGCACTCAAGGGCCGCATCGTGCGCGATCCAGTCACCGGCCGCGAACTCGTCACCCTCCTCAACGACGAGGACTACGAGGTCGAAGTCACCTTCCCCTCCCTCGACGACATCGACGTCAAGGTCCTCACCGACGCGATCGCCACCGCCGACGGCATGGACAAGCTGCCACCCGAGCTGCTCGCGCGCTTGGCCATGCAGGCCCTCGGTGTCGACGACATCGACGGATGGATGGACAAGGTCCTCACCGATGACGGCGAATTCCTCCCGCCCTCGCTGCACGCCCAGATCAGCGGCCCGGGCGCGGCATACGGCGCTGGCGTAGGCGCCCCGCCCGAGCCTGCCGCCTGAGCAGATGGCGATCGACGACCGCACACTCCGTCTCGCGGCAGGGATGCGGTTACAGGTCGCCCGAGCGCTCGACGCCGAAGAGACGCAGATCCTCACCGCATGGGCGCGGGCATGGAACGAGATCGCGCCCGAGTGGCAGGCCGCCCTCGACGACCTCGCGTCCGCGGGCAAGGACGGCAAGTGGCCGACCCGAGCCCAAGTCGCACGAGCGACCCGGGCACGCAAGGCACTCGAGGCCACGCACGACGCCCTCGCAGGCCTTGCCCGTGACATGGACCTGCGCATCCTGCGCGCCCTCCCCGACCTCGCCAAGGACGCGGCGACGTGGCAGGCCCGCCTCATCGGCTCCCAGATGCCTGACGCCGCCAAGCACGCAGACGTGGCGCTCGGCGGGGTGTGGGATCGGATGGACCCCAAGGCCCTCGATGCGATCGTCAGGCGCAGCGCCGGCCAAGTCCAGGCGCTCTCCTACCCGCTCGCGCCCCGCGCCGTGGCGGCGATGAAGTCCGAGATCATCCGCGGCATCGCCATCGGCGACAACCCGCGCACCGCGGCCAGCCGGATGCTCATCCGCGTCAACGGCCACTTCAACGGCGGCCGCAACAGAGCCCTCAACCTCGCCCGCACCGAGATGCTCGACGCGCACCGTGAGGCCTCCCGGGAGCAACGCAAGGCCAACGCCGACGTCCTCACCGGCTGGACGTGGGTCGCCACCCTCGACGCGAGAACGTGCGAGTCCTGCTGGTCCCAGCACGGCAGCGTTCACGACGTCGACGAGCCCGGCCCGCTCGACCACCAGCAAGGCCGCTGCACGTCCGTGCCGACCACCAAGTCGTGGAAGGACCTCGGCATCGACCTGCCCGAGCCGGCATCGGTCCTACCCGACGCCCGGCAGGTCTTCGACGCGCTCCCCCTCGAGACCCAGACCGCGATCCTCGGCCAGACCAAACTCGACCTGCTCAACTCCGGCCGCATCGAGTGGGCCGACCTGAGTCAGCGTCGCAGCACCGACGGCTGGCGCGACTCCTTCGCCCCGACCCCGCTGTCCACGCTGCTGGCAAAGGCGTCCTAACCGACCCAGCCGCCGAGCTCTTCGGAGCCCACGAGCAGCACCGCCCCGCACCGCTCGCACTCCTTCTCCAGGGCCGCCCCTTCATCGGCCAAGTCCAGGCCGACGACGCGCCAGACGTGCTCGGCGCAGTCCCGATCGTCGTCCATGCCCATCCCGCCATCTTCCCCGACCCTCGGAGGTCACGCCATGCCCAAGCGCATTCACGAGGCGCTCACGCTCTCGGTCGAGTCGATGGACCAGTCCACCGGCCGCCTCCAACTCGGAGTCATCTCCCCCGGCTGGGGCTCGAGCGGCTACTACTCGCCCAAGGTCCTCGAGAATGCCGCGACCGGGCGAGTCTTCGCCAAGGGCACCCACTGCTTCCTCGACCACCCCAGCGAGTCCGAGGAACACGACCGCCCCGAGCGCTCGGTGCGTGACCTCGCCGCCGTCCTCGCTGAGGACGCCTACTGGGACGGGACGCAACTGGTCGCCGAGGCGCAAGTCTTCAAGGCCTACCGCGAACTCCTCACTGACCCCGACGTCGCGCAGAACATCGGCGTCTCCATCCGCGCCTTCGCTGACACCACCGTCGGCGAGGCCGAGGGCCGCAAGGGCACGATCATCACCGACCTCACCGAAGCCCTCTCCGTCGACTTCGTGACCAAGGCCGGTCGTGGCGGTCGGGTGCTGGCCGTCCTCGAATCGGCCCGTGCGGCCGTCGACGAGGCCACCGCCAACGACACCCGCAACGCCCTCGAAGCCGCGCTCAAGGCGGCATACGGGAGCGAGAAGTCCTACGCGTGGGTCCGCGACTTCGACGAGACCCGCGTCTGGTTCACCGTCGAGGACGCCGACTCCACGACCACCTATGAGCACGGCTACGCCGCCGACGAGCAGGGCGCCATCACCCTCGCCCATGGCGACCCCACCGAGGTTCGGGCCCGCACCGAGTACGTGCCCGTCACCCCCGCGGCCGAGGCCGCCCCCGATGTCCCGGCACCCGCCGGACAGTCCACCGCCACCGAGTCCAAGGAGACAAACATGGCAACCATCCAGATCGAGGAGACCGAACTCGGTCGCCTCCGTCAGGACGCCGAGCGGGTGCAGACGCTCGAGTCCGAGCGCGACGCCGCCACGGCCGAGCGTGATCAGGCCCGCACCGCGCTGGCCGTCCACACCGCCCGCGAGGCCGCGCGCCCCGCGATCGCCCGGGCCGTCGCCGAGTCCGGCCTCCCGGCCCGACGTCAGGCCCGCCTCGTCGAGTCGATCCTCGCCGGGGTCAGCGTCGACACCACGCCCGAGACGGTCGCCGAGGCCACCGCCCGCGTGATCGCCGACGAGCAGGCCGACATCGCCGAACTCGCCGAGTCCCTCGGCGTCGGCACCGTCTCCGGCTTCGGCCAGAGCGTCACCGAGTCCACCGGCTACGGAGTCGACGACTTCGATGCCGCCTTCACCGCCCGCAAGGAGGGCTGATCCTCATGGCAAAGAACGAGTACATGCGCCCGGGTGCCGAGCTCTCGCTCCCGGTCGTCGCCAACACCAAGTCCGGTGACCCGGTCCGCGTCGGCGCCTTCAATGGTGTCGCCGTCACCAACATTGGTGAAGGCGGCAACGCTGCAGGCAACGCCTCCGTCGTCACCGACAACCGCTCGTGGCTCTACGAGGTCGCCGGCGCCATCGCCGGTCCCGGGACCCCGGTCTACCTGACCGCCCGCGCCGGAGCCACCGCACCCATCCTGTCCGTCACCGCCTCGGGCGCCATCTGGGGCTACACCGTGCCCAAGGTCGGCGAGTCCGGGGTCCGCGCCGCCACCGACGGCGTGGCCGTCGTCCGTCCCGCCCAGGTCTGAGGAGGCCACCCATCATGAGCAACATCCTCTTCCGGCCGGAGACCTTCGGCCTGTCCAGCAACCTCGCCATGGTCGGCGAGGGCGCCACCGCCCGCCGCAACGCCGAGCGCACCAACCCGCGCATGCGCAAGGCCATGCTCGAGGCCAAGTCGCTGCTCGAGTCCGCGTGGGGCGGCGACAAGGCAGCCATGCTGCGCGTCAACGAGGCCATCACTACGAGCGACCTCTTCAAGTCCGCGGCCGGCGCCGTCATGGACCGCGAGATGCTCCGGGCCTACGAGACGCAGGCTCCCGACTGGTCGGCCTTCGCCGCGCTCACCAAGGTGAAGGACTTCAAGCCCAAGACCCTCCTCGAGCTCGCGATCCCCTCCGGCCCGCTCACCAAGGTGCCCGAGCACACCAACTACCCGATCGGGTCAACCTCCGCCCAGGAGCGTCAGATCAGCGTCGGCAAGTTCGGTGAGCAGTACGGCTACACCCTCGAGGCGCGCATCGGCGACGACATCGGCGAACTCGAGGTCGTCCCGGCCACGTGGGCGTCGCGGGCCCGCACGACCGAGGCCAACCTCGCGCTCGCGCAACTCGCCAACACCGCCACGGGCGCCCCGAACACGGGCCTGTTCAACGCGGCGAACAAGAACATCTACTCGGGCCCGCTGACCGCGGACAACCTGCAGGCCGCCTTCACCGCCAACCGCCTCAAGCGGGACGCAGACGGCAACCTGCTCGCCGCCCCACAGATGCAGCTCGTCGTCGGTCCGGCGCTCGAGTTCGTCGCCAAGCGGATCATCAACACCCAAGAGATCCGCGTGACCAACGGCGGCACGACCACGCTCGAGTCCAACCCGTTCTCGGGGATCAAGCTCACCGTGCTCCCCGACCTCGCGGGCGCCGCGTGGTTCCTCCTGCCGATCCCGAAGACCGGCGTGAAGAACGCGATCTACGTCGCCAAGCTCCTCGGCTTCGAGACCCCCGACCTGCGTGCCAAGGCCGACCAGGGCGTCAGCCTCGGCGGCGGCTCGCTCTCGCCGCGGGACGGCTCGTTCGACGACGACACCATCTGGTTCCGTGTCCGGCACATCACCGGCGCCGCCCAGGGTGACCCGACGTTCAGCCTCGCCTCCGACGGCACCGGCGCGGCCGGTCTCGTCAAGGTCGGGTGGTGACAGTGGCCGAGGCCAAGATCACGTGGGTGGAGGTCGTCGACGCCGACGGCGAGCCCATCGCGGGCTTCGAGAACCCGGTGCCGTCCTCGTGGATCGGGACAGACCTGCTGCCCGAGGGCGCCAAGAAGGCTGGCCCGAAGAAGGCGGCCGAGAAGGGCGCCGAGTCCGAGTGATGCCCTAACCGTCCCCCACCCGGAGAGACAACCGGGTGGGGGCGCGGTGGGGGCGTCAACGGGCCGAAACCCGGCGCAAGTCCCAGAGTTCATCGCACGGACCCGAAGGCCGCTTGGGGAGGCCCGTGGCGGGTAACGCTGGGCCCGCGTCGGGGCCCGACTTCCAACTCCCTGCAGCAGCGCGACCTGCGCCCCCAACTCTTCACACCCCGATCACCGGAGGCCCCAGCCGTGGATGACGTCGAGACCCTCGCGCTGCTGCGCATGCTCATCGCCGACACGAGCACGAGCCCTGACCAGCTCTTCGATGACAGCCAACTGTGCGACTTCCTCACCCTCGGCGCAGGCAACGTCCGCCTCGCCGCCGCCGACGCCCTCGACGCGATCGCCACGAGCGAAGTGCTCATCTCGAAGAAGATCCGCACGCAGGACCTCCAGACCGATGGGCCCGCCGTCGCCGCCGAACTGCGAGCCCAAGCCAAGAACCACCGAGCCCTCGCACAGAAGGACCTCGACGACGCCAACCTCTGGGACGGCTTCGACGTCGTCGACACGATCCCGAGCGGATGCCGACCGGAGTTGACCGAGCGCCAGGTGTGGGGACTGTGAGCCCGCTCCCCGGCAGCAAGGTCATCCCGCTGCGCTGGTCCCGCTACCACGCGCTCGTCGCGGTGGGCGGCATGAACGCCAAGTGCCGCATCTACAACCCCGACCTCGACGAGTCCGGCTGGGACGCCGCCACGGAGTCCGGCACCCTCCAGCGCGGCGCCGCGGTCTACGACGGGCCCTGCCGCATCCAAGCGGTCCGCTCCGAGGCCGGGACTGTGCAGGCCGACGAGTCCGTGACCTCGCGGCAGTACCTCGTCCAGGTGCTCTTCGAGGCTCCCGACGTCGAGGAGAAGTGGCAGGTCGTGCCCTACGCGGTCATCAACGACGCCCACCTCGAGGGCATACCGCTGACGGTCAACGACGTGCAGCACGGCAGTGAGCGCTTCACGCGCGACCTCGTCTGCACCCACAACCAGAACTGACCCCGGGAGGCCGTCGTGGAGATCCGACTCGAAGGCCTCAACGAACTCGACGCCAACCTCGGCCGAGCCGGTCAGCAGGTCGGCGAACTCGTCGAGCAGGTCATCGCCAAGACGTGCGCCGACACCGAGCGCGACGCCAAGGCCTTCTGCCCGGTCGACACTGGCAACCTGCGCGCCTCGATCGGCTACGACGTGAAAGGCCTGCGCGGCGAGGTCGGCCCGACCGCCTCCTATGGCCGATACGTCGAAGAGGGCACAAGCCGCATGGCGCCCCACGCCTACCTCGGGCCAGCCTTCGACCGCAACGCCGCCAACTTCGTGGCTGCGGTCGGCCAGATCACGGACCGGCTCGCATGAGGGTGCGCGACTGGGCTCTGGCCCGACTGGCCGAGCAAGACCTCCTCCAGGTCTTCGACGGCGCCCCCGACGACGCCGCCCCCTCGATCGGGTGGAGTCCACGCCCCGACGGCAAGGGCCAGCGCGACGTCTTCCACGACGGCGACGGCCGCGCTCACCAATACGCCTGCCTGTATGCCGCGCCCGGCACGCGCAGCCGCGAGGACGAGCGCCAGAACGGACTCGGCGGCACCACGGACAACGTCTTCCAGGTCACCGCCGCCGGCGGCGACCAGCGCCGCTGCGGACTGGCCGTCGAGAAGGTCCTCGACGCCCTCCACGGCCAGCGCCTCCCCGGCGGCGGCATCTGCCGCGCCGACGCCTTCGCGCCCACCCCGCGCATCGACCGGGACCCCTCGCCCTCACGGGCCTACGTCCCCCTGATCTTCCGTGTCGCATCCGGCGACGCGTGAACCCGAGGCCACGAAAGGGGCCACACCAATGAGTGAAACCACAGCCGCCCCCGAGGTGGCAGAGCAGCCCAACCCCTACGAGATCGTGCGCGTCTCCGGCCCCAACGGCCACGAGTCCCTGCGCCGCATCCAGATCGACGGCAACGACGACTACGAGGTCCTCGACGAGCCCGCCGTCGACGGCTTCGGCTACCCGCTGCCGCACAAGCCGCGCACCGACAAGGCCGGCAAGCCCTCCACCCGCGAGACCGCCAAGGCCATCGCCCCGAGCACCACCGTCAAGGAGAAGTGACATGCCCGCCTCCGTCCCTCCCGGCTTCGTCTCCGACGCCTCCCTGCGCGTCTACTGGGTCCCGGCCGCCAACCTGGCCAACCCAGCCGCGCCCGGCATCGCCGCCGCGCTCAACGCCGCCACGAGCCTCGACATCACCTGCTACCTCACGGGCGACTTCGCCCCTGACGCCGACGTCGCCACCATCACCGACGACCGCGTCTGCCTCAAGCAGGTCCTCGAGGACATGGGTGCCATCACGTGGAAGGTCGACGACCTCCAATACATCTACGACGTCCAGAACGCGGCCTCGATCAGCAACAAGGCCTACGCCGGGATGACCCCGGGCGCGATCGGGTACTTCGTCACCCGCTACGGCATGGACTATGACACCGCCCCGGCGACCGGGCAGAAGGTCGACGTGATCCCCGTCAAGCTCGGCCCGCAGATCAAGCTGCCAGTCACGCGCAACACCAAGGGTCGCGTCCGTCAGCCCGTGCGAGTCAACGGCGCGTACCAGACCGACGTGGCGCTGGTCGCCTGACAGACCGGGTGCGGCTCGGGAAAGGATCTCGCTCCTGGGGCCCGAGCCGCACCCACCCTGCACGACAACCCCGGGAGCGACACAAACCCCCAAAGGAGCGGAAACCCCATGAGCGACAACACTTCCACGATCGACCCGGACACCTTCGACCTCGACGCGTTCATCGGCGGCACCGGCGCCGTCACGCACACCATCGAGGTCTGCGGCAAGCCACACCTGATGGGCCGCATCGAGCACCTCAAGGCCGAGCTCGAGCGCCCCGCGGCAGCAGACGTCGTCGACGACCGGCCGATGGCCAAAGACCCCAAGGTCGAACGCGCCAAGGAACTCGAGGACCTACGCACCCAGATGCTGGCCTCCATCACCACATGGACGATCCGCTCGCTCCACAACGGCGAGGCCGAGAAGATCCGCGAAACTTGCGCGGACACCCAGACCGTCCTGACAGCCAAGGGCGAGCAGCCCGAACTCACGATGCTCGACTACGACACGTGGGCCGCGCAGGTCACCCACATCAACGGCCAGCCCATCACGGTCACCGGCAAGCAACTGCACCGAATGCACCTGGGAGACGACAAGGGCGCTACCGGCCTCGGTCGCTACTTCCTGCGCACCATCGCAGCCACCGCGAATGCCGCGGCCAGGGGTGAGGGTGTGGATGTCCCTTTCTCTCGCGCGTCCTCCGCGCTCGTCGGGAAGTCGTAGAGGACCTTCGCGCCGCCCGAGCGTGGGGCCTGACACCCCTCGCCTTCTATGGCGTCCGCGCGCCCGGCTCGTCACTGACCGAGCGGGACCGGCTCCTCATCCGGGCCCTGCACGTCCACGAGAAAGGCCTGTGCCAAGGCTGCGGCCAACACAAGGACGACTCGATGAACCCGGCGCACGACGGCGCCGACCCCGAGCACGTCGCGCACTACGAGACCGGCGCCCCCTGGGAATGCCTGGCCTGCTCCGCCCTCGCGCGCTCCCAGCGGCGCTACGCGGACGCCTACAAGGACGAGGCCGTCGGGCTCCAATGGTCCGTCGAACTCGTCCCCAACCCCACACGCCGCAAGCAACCTGCGCAGTGACTCCAGAGGTGGTGACCCATGGCTGACCGCACCATCACCGCCGTCTATCTCGCCAAGGTCGATGGCTACCTCGCAGGCGTGGCGCAGATGCGCAAGGAAAACCAAGCCTTCCGCAACGACCTCACAAAGTCAGCCACCCAGAACAAAGCCGACTGGGACAAGATCGGCGGCACCGCACTCAAGGCAGGAGCAGCCAGCGCTGCAGGGCTGGCGCTGGTGTCCAAGGCCGCGGTCGACTGGGAGAGCGCTTGGGCCGGGGTCAAGAAGACCGTCGACGGCACGGACGCGCAGATGGCTCAACTCGAGGGCTCCCTGCGTGGGCTGGCCAAGACCCTCCCGGCCACGCACGAGGACATCGCAGCCGTGGCTGAGGCTGCCGGCCAACTCGGCGTCAAGCGCGAAGACGTCGCCGCCTTCACCAAGACCATGATCGACCTCGGCGAGTCCACCAACCTCAGCGCCGACGAGGCCGCGACGAGCATCGCCCAGATCAGCAACGTCATGGGCACGATGGACCGCGAAGGCACCAAGGGCATCGAGCGCTTCGGGTCCGCCCTCGTCGACCTCGGCAACAAGGGCGCCTCGACCGAGAAGGACATCCTCGCCATGTCCAGCCGGATCGCCGGCGCAGCCAAGGTCGTCGGCATGACCGAGGCCGACATGCTCGGACTCTCCAACGCCCTCGCGTCCGTCGGGATCGAGGCTGAGGCTGGCGGGTCGGCCGTCTCCAAGGTCCTCATGGACATGTCCAAGGCGGCAGCCCAGGGCGGCGAGAAGCTCGAAGCCTTCGCCAAGGTGGCGGGCATGTCCGGTGACGCCTTCGCCGGGCTCTTCAAGAAGGCCCCAGCGGAGGCGATGGCGGCCTTCACCAAAGGCCTCGACGGCATACGCAAGTCCGGCGGCGACGTCTTCACCACGCTCGATGACCTCGACCTCAAGGAAATCCGCACCACCACGGCGCTGCTCAAGATGGCTGGTGCGTCCGACATGGTCACCCAGTCGCTGCAGGACGGTCGAGACGCATGGGCCAAGAACAACGCCCTGACGGATGAGGCCGCGAAGCGATACGAGACGACCGCCTCCCAACTCGCGATCGCACGGAACAACGTCAAGGACGCCGCAATCGACTTCGGCACCGTCCTGCTCCCGGCGATCAGGTCGGCCTCGGAAGGGCTGCGCGACTTCGCCGCCTTCATGGCAGACCTCCCCGGGCCGGTCAAGGAGGTCGGGGTCTACCTCGCCGCTGCCGGCACCGCGGTCCTCCTGCTCGGTGGTGGGGCGATCAAGGCGACCACGAGCATCCTCAAGGTGGTCACGTCGGGTCGGGAACTTCTCGACTCCCTCGATGCGATCCACATGCGCGGCGGGAAGGCTGAGGCCGGGCTGAATGCTGCCGGTCGGGGCGCTGCGG